AAACTGCCGGAAATGAATATGCGGCATTGGTATCGGATGGTGTTGAGGCGGGAGATGTAGATTCGTTTATTGACACTGGATCTTATATATTCAATGCGCTTCTTTCCGGCACTCTTTTTGGTGGACTTCCTTCCAACAAGATAACTGCTATTGCAGGTGAATCTGCAACAGGCAAGACATTTTTTGTATTGGGTATGGTCAAGAATTTTCTTGATACAAATCCAGATGCTGGTGTGTTGTATTTTGAATCAGAATCTGCAATCACCAAGCAAATGATTATTGACCGTGGAATTGATCCTAATCGTATGGTGATTCTTCCAGTGACAACAGTTCAAGAATTCCGAACACAATCTATCAGAGTGCTTGACAAATATATTGAATCTGATGATAAAAAACCAATGATGCTTTGTTTGGATTCTCTTGGCATGTTATCAACTACAAAAGAAGTAGAAGATACTGCCGATGGAAAAGAGACCAGAGACATGACTCGAGCACAAGTTATCAAGGCTGCATTTCGTGTCTTGACGTTGAAACTTGGTCGGGCAAAAGTTCCAATGGTTGTTACCAATCACACATATGATGTAGTTGGTTCAATGTTTCCAACTAAAGAAATGGGAGGTGGAAGTGGTTTGAAGTACGCTGCATCTTCTATTGTTTATCTTTCCAAAAAGAAAGAAAAGGATGGAACAGAAGTTGTAGGTAATATTATTCATTGTAAAAATGCAAAATCGAGATTGACTATCGAACACAAGCAGGTAGATGTTCGTTTAATGTATGAAAGCGGATTAGACAGATACTATGGATTGCTAGAACTTGCATTGAAATATGGAATATTCAAATCAGTTTCTACAAGAATTGAGTTGCCAGATGGAACAAAAACATTCGGTAAAACAATCAACAATGAACCTGAAAAATATTTTACAGAAGAAATCATGCAGCAACTGGATGAATGCGCAAAGAAAGAATTCAAGTATGGTAAGAAAATTGAACCTGTGGAAGAAAAAGAACTGGAGTTATTGAATGGATGAAAATATAGAAGCATATTATACATCAGTACAAAACAAAGATGCAACTTGGCAAGGTATTGGTCTAACAGAAAAGGCTGGTAAATATCAAGGTGTAGTATATCGGTACGGTGAAGTTGCTTTTGCAGATGAAGAGAATCCTGATGGAAGTTTAAACTTGTCTTTTGATTGGGAAATGCTAGACTCTAATGGATTACCTGAAGATTCTTTCAAAGATGATTTTAAAACTTTGATTGGTGACATTTTGGTAAATATTATCGAAACACATGTTAAGGAAGGCACTTTAGTTTATGACGATAGAGGAGACAATACTAACACAACTAATATACAATGAAACTTATGCAAGAAAAGTTTTACCATTCCTGAAAGCAGATTATTTTCAAGACAGAAAAGAAAGGGTAGTATTTGAAGAAATTCGTAAATTTGTAGATAGTTATAAAAAAATCCCCACCAAACAATCTCTGGAGATTGATCTTGATAATCGCAGAGATCTTACCGATGAAGAATACAAAATAATCATAGAGAAAATTAAAAACCTTGAAAAATCTGAAGTTGATCAAGAATGGTTGATCAACTCTACCGAAAAGTTTTGTAAAGACAAAGCAGTTTATAATGCAGTATTAAAGGGTATTAGCATTATTCAGGGAAAGGACAAGAAACTTTCCCCTGAAGCACTTCCAGAAATTCTCTCCGAAGCACTTGCTGTTGGATTTGATAATCATGTTGGTCATGACTATATTGAAGATGGTGAATCTCGTTTTGACTTTTATCGCCAGAAAGAAGAAAAGATTGAGTTTGATCTTGAATTTTTCAACAAGATTACCAAAGGCGGTCTTTCAAATAAGACATTAAATATTGCACTTGCAGGAACTGGTGTTGGAAAATCACTCTTCATGTGTCACCATGCAGCAGCATGTTTGATGCAAGGCAGAAATGTTTTATACATTACGCTAGAAATGGCAGAAGAAAGAATTGCGGAAAGAATTGATGCCAATTTGATGAACATACCTATTTCGGATTTGGAAACTATCTCTAAGAAAATGTTCACTGACAGATTGGAGAAGATACAAAAGAAAACTCAAGGCAAATTGATTATCAAAGAGTATCCAACTGCAGCTGCGCACTCTGGTCATTTTCGTGCATTGATTAATGAATTGGCGCTGAAGAAATCATTTCGTCCTGACATTATTTTTATTGATTATTTGAACATTTGTTCATCATCTCGTTTTAAGTCAAATGCAAATGTTGGTTCTTATTTTTATGTCAAGGCAATTGCTGAAGAACTGAGAGGTCTTGCAGTAGAAAATGATGTGGCTATTATGAGTGCAACACAAACAACAAGAGGAGGATTTTCAAATTCTGATATTGATTTGACTGATACATCGGAATCATTTGGTTTGCCTGCAACAGCTGATTTGATGTTTGCGTTGATCAATACTGAGGAACTTGAAGGGTTGAATCAGATTATGGTTAAGCAATTAAAGAATCGCTATAACGATCCAGGAGTAAACAAAAGATTTGTGATTGGTGTTGATCGTAGTAAAATGAAACTATATGATTGTGAACAAACAGCACAACAAAATATTCAAGATTCAGGTGTTGATTTGGAACTTGGTATTCAACCGAAATATGAAAGGTTTTCGGAATTTAAAGTATAGAATGATATAAATATTTACATAATATTAAACAAAAGTATTTTTATGCTGAAATTCAACGATTTCCTTTTGGAAGGAAAAGAAAATAAAAATCTGCATCTGGAACATATCGAAGATCAGATAATGAATTTTGGTATTGATGGTGGACGTGCTGCGATCAATTTCCTTCGTTCGTTAAGAGATATGCTTGCTGGTAATTCACGATCATCTGTAAACATGACTGTAAAATGGGATGGCGCTCCTGCAATCTTTGCAGGCGTTGATCCATCTGATGGTAAATTCTTCGTGGCCAAGAAATCTGTTTTTAATGCAACACCAAAACTTTATAAAAACAATGAAGAAATTGATGCAGATGTAAAAGGAACATTAAATTCAAAATTTAAAATTGCTTTGTCAGAACTTTCAAAATTAGGAATTAAGGGAGTTCTTCAGGGCGATTTGATGTTCACAGATGATATAAAACCAGAAACAATTGATGGAATTAAATATCATACATTTCAACCAAATACAATTGTTTATGCTGTACCAATAAATAGTGATTTAGGTAAACAAATCAAGAATGCTAAGATTGGCGTTGTCTGGCACACAACATATACTGGTGACGAATTACAAAATATGTCAGCCAAGTTTGGAGCAGACATTTCTAAACTCAATAAAGTATCTAGTGTTTGGATGGATGATGCAACTTATAAAGATGTTTCAGGATCTGCAGTAATGACAAAGGATGAAACAAATCTTTTAACAAGTCATGTTTCAAACGCAGGAAAAACATTTCACAAGATTAAAGCACCGCTGTTTCGTAGTTTTTTAGATATGCAAAGTTCATTTACAGGAAACATGGTTGGTGCATCATTAAAGACATACAATAACTCAAAGGTTCGAGCAGGAGAACCTATATCGAATCCTAGAGCGCATGCTCAAGGGTATTTGCAATGGGTAGATAATGCGTTTCAGAAAAACATTGATAAATTAAAAACAGAAAAAAATAAAGAAATACAACAAAAGAAAAAAGAAGAAACGATACGTGAATTGAAAAAGCATATTACTAATATTCAATTTATTCTTGAGTTTCAAAATCATTTGATTGCCGCAAAACTTGAAATTCTTAAGAAACTAAATAGTATTAAACAATTAACCGATACATTTATTAAGACTGCAAATGGATTTAAAGTAACATCTCCAGAAGGTTATGTTGCTATTGATCGTATTAGCGGTGAAGCAGTCAAATTGGTGGATAGAATGGAATTTTCTTTTAATAACTTTACTGCTATAAAGTCGTGGGATAAATGAAAACATACAAAGAACTGGTAGAAGAACTATCAGAAAAGAAAACAATGAGCCTTGCGCAGAGAAGAAAGCAGGGTCAGAGAATGAAGAAGTTGGCAAAATCTTCTGGGTTTCAAAAGAAACGTGAAAAGAAAATGTCAAGAATGGCATCAAAGGAAGATTTAATGAAACGTGCAATGAAAGCAGCAAAGATAAAGGTTATTGAAAAATTGACAGGTCTTTCAAAATCTGAATATGCCTCTAAAACACCACAAGAAAAAATAATGATTGATAAAAAAGTAGAAGGTAAAGGTGCTGCTATTAAAAAATTGGCAATGAAATTGATTCCAGTTCTTAAGAAACAGGAAATGGAAAGAATTAAGCAAATGAAGGGTTCATCTTCAAAGGAATAAAATAAATGCAAAAGTTTTTTGAGTTCATGGAAGCCCGTGAGAAAACAGCAGTTTTCACTTTTGGCAGATTTAATCCACCAACTATAGGGCATGAAAAATTAATTGAAAAAGTAGCATCAATTGCTAGCAAAAATAATGCAGACTTTTTCATTTATGCTTCCCACTCACAGTCTCCAAAAAAAGATCCATTACCACATCCTCGAAAAGTGGCATACATGAAGAAGATGTTTTCAAAATATTCTTCTAACATTATAGCTTCTGCCACTGATAAAACACCAATTGATGTAGCTGTATCCTTACATAAAAAAGGATATACCAGTTGCATCATGGTAGTTGGTGGTGATCGTGTTAAACAATTCACAGAACTTTTGACCAAATACAATGGCGTTGAAGCACGACATGGTTATTACAAATTCAATAAACTAGAAATTGTTTCAGCTGGAGAAAGAGATCCTGATTCTGAAGGTGTGACAGGAATGTCAGCTTCCAAAATGCGAGCAGCTGCAGCATCAAATGACTTTGATTCTTTTTCAAAAGGATTGCCAAAAGGATTTGGTGATGGAAAGAAATTGTTTGATGATGTAAGAATGGCAATGGGAGTAAAAGAATCATTTATTAACAGAGTAGCAGAAACAACTGATGATCATAAACTAAGAGATGCATATGTGAATGGAAAGATTTTTAATATCGGAGATATTGTTGAAGATATTAATACTGG